GGTGCGAGGGGCGCGTCATGAGCGCCCCGCGCCCTTACCGCATCCGGGCTTGGCGGGCGCGGCTGAGCCGCGAGGACTGGCTGTCCCTGCGGCGCACCGGGCTCGGTTCGTCCGACGCCCCGGTTCTGCTCGGCCTCAGCCCCTTCATGTCGCCGTATGCCCTGTGGCTCGACAAACTGGGCCAGCTGGTGCCGCGCGAGGACACGCCCCACCAGGCGTGGGGCCGGCGCCTCGAAGGCGTGGTGGCGGACTGGATCCGCGAGGCGACGGCCTGGCCCGTGCAACAAGCGGGGGCCGTGCTCCAATCCCGCGCCCATCCCATCCTCTTGGCCGACCTCGACCGGTGGATCATTCACCCCCAATACGGCCGCATTCCCTGCGAGATCAAGACCACAAGTCAAACGCAGGCCGCCGCCTGGCGCGACGGCCCGCCGCCGCACGTCCTGGCGCAAGTTTGGCACCAGTGCGCGGTCACCGGCGCCCCGGCGGCGGTCGTCGCGGTCGCCATATGGGGCCAAGCCCCGCAGTGGTGGGCGTGGAGCCGACCCCGGCGGATCTCGCGGATCTGGTGGCGCAGGAGGAGTCGTGGTGGGCGCTCTTCATCAAGGGGCGCATTCCCCCACCGGTCGACAGTCACGCGGCTACGACTGCGGTACTCGATGACGGGCCGCATGACGGGCCCGCTCGGGCCTTGCCGCCCGCAGCTTGGGAGTGGTTGCAAGAACGGAGGTTGCTTGTCGCCGAGCGGTCGGTGTTGGAGCGTAACTTAACCGAAATTGACAATCGCCTCAAGGCTGCCCTCGGGCCCGCCCAGGTCGGTCTGCTCAACGGTCGGCCCGCGGTGCGCTGGATCATGAGCACGCGCCGGAGTGTGGATGTGGACCGGTTGATGGCTGAGCGGCCGGATGTGGCGGCGGCCTACGTCCGGGAAACGCCGGTCCGGCGCTGGGACGCCGGGCCGGGGATGCGGCTCGTGGCTCCTGATGCAGAGGAGGGAGCGCAATGAGTACCAAGGCGACCGCGGCCGACGCGGTGCGGCGCCGGGTCCAGGCGCCCGCGGCGCCGGGCAAAAGCCTCCCGGCGCTGTTGGAGGAGGCGCGACCGCGGCTCCAGCAGTTGGCGGGCCGCGTGCTGTCCGCCGATCGCTTGCTGACGGTGACCATGTGGGCCCTGCGCACCACGCCGCAACTCGCCGCTGCGGACCCCGCAAGCGTGCTGGCGGCCGTGGAATTTTGTGCGCGCGTGGGGCTGCTCCCCGGCCCCGAGGGCTACGTGTACCTCGTGCCCCGTTTTAATAGCCGGCGCGGCGTGACTGAGGCCGTCCCGATCATCGGGTATCGCGGGTATTGGGCGCTGGCCCGCCGGAGTGGATACCTCCGGCATGCGTGGGCGGACGCCATTTGGCCCCAGGACCACTATCGGATCGAGCGGGGGACCGAGCCCCGCCTGGCGCATGTGCCGGACTACGCCCATCGCGATGGGCTCCCGATCCTGGTCTACAGCGTCGCGGTGCTGGCGGACGGCAGTACCACGTTCGAGGTCATGAGCTGGACCGAAGTCGAGGCGATCCGGAAGCGGAGTGCCGCGCGGGATGCCGGCCCGTGGGTGACGGACCCGGTGGAGATGGCCAAGAAAACCGTCGTGCGCCGCCATGCCAAGCAATGGGATTTGACGCCGGAAGCCGCGTGGGGCATCGCCGCCGCCGACGCGGCCGAGTATGGCACGGAGGCGGAGGTGGGGGCTTGGATGGCTTGGCCCACGCTGAGTGATGCCACGTCTACGGAAGGCCCGGCACCGTCGGCGGAGTCCGCGCCCGCGGAAGCCACCCCGCCGCCGGCCGCGGAACCGGAGGCTCCGGCGTCGGCACCGGAGCCGCCCGCGGCCGACGCGGCGGACACGGCGCCGTCCGTCGAGGACGTGCAGGCGGCGGGCAAAGCGGCGCGCGCGGCCGGGGTGCCGGACGACGCGCTGCGGGAAATCATTCGGGCCGTCGTCGGGAGCCGCCCGCCGGCGGAGTGGAGCCCCGCCGAGCGGGCCACCTTGTACGAACGCCTGACGGGGTTGACCGCAACATTGGAGGCCCAGCCATGACGCGGGGCGGGCGGGTCCGCTGGCAGGTGCGCCCCGGCTCCCTCGTGTGGTGGACCGAGGTCCTGTGGGGCACGGCGCTGTTCGCCGGGCTGGTGGCCCTGGCCCTGGCGGCGGGGCCGCATGGCTAAGAGGGAGGTGCATGAGCATGAGCGACCCGCGCGACGAGGCGGCGTGGATGGCGTTATGGCGCGAGATGTGTCAGGTGGCCGCCGAGGTCTTCGATGATCCCGAGTTCCGCGCCCGCGCCGACCGGCTGGCGCCGCCACCGGATCTCCCGGCGCTCGGGGCCTGGTTGCTCGGTCCTGACGGGGCGATGGGCGTCGTGGTGCTCGCGATGCTCCGGGAACGGGTGTTGTTCGACACCCCGGCCGGGGCACCGGACGAGGCCATGCACCTTCCGCGCCGGCTCGCGGCCAGTCTGGCGGCCCTGGGCGTGGATGTGGCGACGCGGGACCAGGTCGAGGCCCACGCCCGCCGGGCGGTCGGGGGCGATGTCGATGAGCCATGGGATTGACGTGGAGGAACGGGATAGACCGGGCGGCCCCCTTCTCGTGCCGCAGTACGTCCGTGAGTCCGACGCGGAGCGCTGCGCACGCCTGGAGACCCTGTTGGTCGCGTGGTTCCGGGACGACACGACGCGGCGGGCGATCCTGGAGACCTTGCGCGCGGTCGTGGGCCGGGGTTAGGGAGGCGACGAGTCGATGAGAGAACGGGACAGCGATCGGCACCGGCTCGCCGCGGACTGGCAGGCCGCGTGGGCGGAGATCGCCCGGTGCGACGACGGGCTGAACTACGCGGACGACCCGCTGTGGGCCGAGTACTGGATTCGCCGCCGCCGGGCCGCCGAGGAGCGCCGCCGGGCGGCGTGGGCGCTGCTCCGCGCCCTGGGGGAGGTGCGCCCATGAGCCGCCGGCGCGGGACCGGGCCGCGGGCGGCGCCAGCGCTCTGCGATCATCCGCTGGTCGTGTGGCGGCCGGGGGACCGGTGGCGGTGTTTGGTGTGCGGCCAGGAGGGCGCGGGCGACCCGTGGCCGCGGGTGGTGCAAGCCCACTAAGGAGGCGAGAGGAATGCCCTTACGTTTTCAGTCGGCCTGGGTGACCTTGGAGTTGGTCGAACCCGCCTTGGGTACGACGCCCGAGGAGTATAGCACGTGGGATCGGTGGATTCGACCGCGGGCGCCGGGGCCGGACGCGGCGGCCGAAGAGGCGGCCCACCACCCCCGGCGCCGGGCCCCGGGGCAACCCGACCTATACGGACTTNCCCGCCGCCAAGGCACGCGCCCGCGCGGATCGGCAGGCGGCGGAGGCCACCGACGAGACCCCGACCGACCGGGAGCGGCTTCCGAAGACCACCTTCTTCATCGACGACCAGGGCCGCCCGCTCCTGTGGAATTACCAAATACTCGGTCACATCAAGGAGCTGGGCAACATCGCTAAAGGAGCCGCCGGGGTGAGGAATTTACGCGAGAAGATCAACCGATATGTCTACATCGAACCCCGGCAAATTATCCTCCAGACCGCCATAGTGGGCGAGTTAACCCGCCCCCTGCGGGCCGAGACCGCGCAAGGACCGCGGATCGCGCTCGCAACGAGTGACGTGATTCCCGCGGGCACGCGGATCCGCTTCCGTGTGCGGGTCTTGGATCAAGGGGCGAAGCCGGAAGTGACGCTGGATCTCCTCCGGGAGTTGTTCGATCTCGGCCAAGTGCGGGGACTCCTTCAGTGGCGGTCCGGTGGCTGGGGGGTCTATCACGTCGTGGAATGGGCCCCGGAGGCGGACTAGCTAGGTTCCCCTGTGGTGCCGGGGCCGGGACACCGGTCGGGGTGGGTGGGGGCCGGCACGCGACCGCAAGGGCTTTGCGAGGGGTCGCCATGGTACAGCGCTGCTACGGAGAGGTGTGCTTGGCTTGGGCACCGTGCTGAACTGCGTTGGCATCGCTACGGAAGGGTTAGGTAATGGTGTGCTGCGGCATCGCGGAGGCGAGCTGGGGGCCAGCCGCGCAATGCAAGGGCAAGGGCAGGGATGGCCGTGGACGAGGCACGGTGTGGGCAGGCCGCGCGACGGCAGAGGCCAGCGGCGTGATGGGGCCGCGGCGCAGAGAGGCGGAGCGGCAGAGGTCAGGGCCGCGCAGGCATCGCGATGGCTGGTCCGGCAACGGGACAGTAGTGGGCGGCGATGGAGTGGCCGTGTAGCGGCACCGCGCTGACGGGGAATGGCGACGGAGCGTCGAGCAGCGCTAAGGCGAGGGGCAGCAGGGTGATGGCGAAGTGTCGGGCGGGTGCGCGACGGCCCGGTCTAGCAATGCAAGGGCACCGCGCTGGGCTGCCAAGGCGGCGGGCCGGTTAGGAGCGGCGCAGGGTCGGGTTGCCCTGGCGGGGCAACGTGTCGGGCTTGCGCAGCCATGGCTTCGGAATGCGCAGGGCCGCCGTGGTGCCGGCCGGACAGGCGCGGGCAATGGTCAGCAAGGCGACGGCGGCGCCCCGGTGCGCCACGGAACAGGGCGGTGACGGAACGGGCGTGCGTCCGGCGGGACACCGCCGGGCGCGCCGCCCCGCCGGCGCCCACGAAGCGGAACGACCCCTAGCGGGCTCCGGGGCCTTGAAGGGAGCAGGATGGCATGAGTCGGCGGCGCTACCTGTCGACGGACATCTCCACCGACCGGCGGGTCAACCAGATGGGCATGAAATACGGCGACGGGCCGGTCCTGTTTTACACGTGGGTGATTCCGCATTGCGAGGACGACGGCACGATTACCGCCGACCCATGGGAACTGTTAGGCATCGTGTGGGCCGCGCGGCGTGATAAGACCGAGGAGGATGTGCGGCAGGCCATTGCGGCCTGCGAAGAGTTTGGGCTCTTAGAGCGATCCGCCGATGGGCGGCGGTTGCAAATGCCGGTAGACGCCTGGCTCCGGTACCAGACATACATTCCATCCGCGAAGCGGGACGCCATTCGGGCCCAGCGCCAAGCGGGGAGGCCGCCCGCCTCCGATCACCGCGAAACACCGCAAATCACCGAAGACCACCGCATAACGCCGACGAACGCCGAAGAACCACGCACATCAGCGAAAAACGCCGCTTCTCCTTCCCCTTCTCCCTCCCCTTCGCCTTCGCTGTCCCCTTCGCCTTCCCCGGTGGAACCCCCCCCGCAGGAGGCTTCGCCTCCTGGTCCCCCCCGCGTTGCGGGTGGGGACGGGCTCGCGACCGCGTCCCCGGCGGGCACCGAGCGCCCCGAGCCCGTGCCGCGCCGCGCGCGGGCCAGCGCGCGGGCGCCCCGGTTGCCGCCGGACCTGCGGCGCTTGGTGGGCGA